TCACTCACTGCAGGCGGTGATGGCCGCCAGCAATTGCCTTTCATATCCGGTCCGCTGGTGCCGCTCGGCGCGCAGCGCCCGCATCTGTTTGTCAATCGTGGAACCGATTGGTAATTGGTCAACAGCGAACGCTGGCCGCTCGACCGGAAAAGCCTTGCACGGAACGGCTATCGGTACCTTAACTTCGACATAAACCGGATCCGGCGCTGGAGCGTTGCCACATCCGGCCAGTGCCAGCGCCACCCATATCGCCCACCGCTTCATTTCGAACGCTCCCGCCGTAGCTCATCGTCAAACGCCGATGACGCAGCCATACACGCATCGCCCTGCGTCTGTTCCGCCAACACCGTGTTGGCAGCGGCATAATCGCCCTGTGCTTCCCGCTGCGCATCCAGCTTGGCTTTCTCGGCGTCTGCGGCGCGCAGATCGGCCAACACCTGTAAAGCCGTCACCGCGTTGTTTTGTACCGTTATCGTGGTATCCTGCTGGCGCCTGGCACCTTGGCATTGCGTCAGCTCCTCGTTCAGATTGTCGATAGCCGGCTGGTAATGCCGCGCGGCCAGCCAAGCGCCAGAGCCGACGATAGCGGCCAGCGCCAGCATAACGATAATAACTTTCGCGATTATCTGCCAAGGCATAGCGCCCTCTCTTTCGCCCTGCGATCGACGAGCCCCGGCAATTTTTTACCGCCGCCGTATACCCAGCGCGAAAGCTGATCGCACGCTGCCGTATATGTCGTATCAAGAAGATAGCGGTACATCGTTGACGTGAGGAACTTTGAGCACCCGGCGTTAAAGATGAAAGAGCCAATGCCATCAAATACACCCTGCGGCAGCCGAAACCCGAGTTTATTTTCAACGTTTCTTTCAATGCAGTTCTGCGCGTCCATGGCGTCCATAGCGAACCATCTGGCAATCGTCGCATCATTGGCTACCGGATCCAGCCCAACACCATCGCCAGTGTGTCCTATGCCTTGGGTAGCGATTCGCGCGGGGCAAAGATAGGGATCGCGCCGGCATCCCTCGGCGTTCGCCATGATTTCCAGCGCTTGTTTGCTGAACCGTAATGGGTTGCCGTTCACCGATCGCATATCGGGGGCCATGCTCAGCACAAGCGCGATTATTCCACCTATGGCGCAGACGATGGCGGATGATTTACGCGTGCTCATCGGCGCCACCTTTTATGTTTTTCGTGGCCGCGATAAATTCTTTCGGGGTTATGGATTGCTCCTTTACGCCGGCCAGGAGTATTTCAGTTTGTCGGCGAGCTTCCGCCGCAATGGCTTTATTTTTTCTGGAATTAGAAAGGTAGGTAAGGACGGTGAATATTGCAGTAAACACCGCCCCAATGGCGAAAATCACGTCTTGTGTTGATAGCGTGGTTAAAAAACCTGTCATCCATGACCAAAAGTAAGAATCAGAGCTGCCACTTGTTTTCATGATATGCATTGAGCTGGTTGGTTATGGCTCAATGCTATGTTTGCGAGGCGGTCGGTTTCCCGACCATTAAACATCATCCACTGAAAGCAACATTAACTTTTCAGATAGAAGAATTCTAACATCCGATGGAACCATATTAAACACAGAATTACCCAATTCATCCTCAATCTGTTCTTTCAATTCATCATAATTAACATCAGGCATTACAAGCTCCCCCATTCAGACCTTTTTGTTTCAACAGTGTATGCATCATCGAAATCAGAAACAAAATTACCCGCCACATATGCCGAACCATCCCATTTAGTGATAGTTGTCGTGCTTTCTGATGTGGCATAAACCTGATACGTGTTGCCATTAATTGTTAGATATTCCCCTATATTACCGAAGTGACCATTTAAATCAGTATACCCATCAACCGTGTTGTTAAATCGAGCGTATGCGGCCCAAGACGTGTTTCTAACAATAACGGCAGTAGCCCTGGTAAAATTATTCTCCCCGGAGTTTGCAAGGTAGGAGAAGTTCGCTTCATCAAACTTAACCGAGCCATTCAGGCGATTGGGGTAGTTGCTCGGGCAATTACGCGGCGAAAATAGTGTAGGAAAACCCGCTGCTTGTGTCCCGAGGAAGCTTTGCTCATAGATTCTACTGCGGATAAGGGCGGATGCTTGCCGATCTAGCTCAATTAGTAATTTAGTTATACCTGTATGGGTATTTATCCCGATAGTAAGGTTATTGATTACTGCACTACAGCGTATTGCTGCATATAAATCCATGAATACATTATCAGCAATGTGGTACGCACCAACCTGATTTATTAGACGGATGCCCCGGGTAGACTCTGCATCGGCACCTTTAATATAATTTGCAGTTATAGAAATGCGGCTAGCGTTTGAATTTATTCTATTCCCGATTACACCCACGCTGCGCGCCAAATCTATATTGTTTCCAGTTATCAGCGCATTACCACAGGATTCCATGAATATGCCATGTTTGTTATCTCGCAAATTGTTATTTGCAATTGTAAGCATGGCAGCTAGACCTATACCCGTAGTCGCCGAGTTATTACCCTCCACGTCTATGCCGTTGTCACCAGAATTAATGACGGTATTACCATGCACTAATGCGCCGTTAGGGCGCTCTAATTGAATTCCAATATAGTGCACATTATTCACGTAACAATTAATTATCTGAGCGTTAGAACATCCATAATCAGATGAGCTACTTCCAGACCTGCGTAGATATATTCCTCCGGCGGTAGAGTCTTTAACGTTAACTCCATTTATAACAACATTTTCTGAATCAACAATGTTGATGCCATTAATACCACTACCAGACGCTTCACCGTAGGCACCATTTATTGTTATATCGCGCACACTACAGTGATTAGCAGCACCCAGCCAATTTGTAATCACAGCACCGGAAGATGCGCCAGTAAACCCTTTATCAAGTGTTATCTGCCCATGACCACAAATATGTACACCCGCCTTAATGCATAACGCTCCTCGTCCGGCCGCCACTTCACCCGGGATAAGGGTAGATGCGGGGTTGAGCGACACAAGATAATTTTTTGATAGATATACGTCCGCAGACGTACCTGTTTGTGCATATACAAGGGACGCAAAATCAATAGCCGACTGGATTGAAATGCGGTCATCAGCAACGCCATCCCCTTTAGCACCAAACATTTCAGGGGTAATATATGTAATGGATTTATCAAGGTAATCGCCAAGATTACCCGTATAAACAGATTCCCTATTGTAACCAGTGAGGTATGATCCAGTCGGTTTTGCTAATTCTATCAACACATCGGCGGCCGAACCTGATACAGGGATCATGACGACAGGATCACCGGCATCATTAAAGGCGGGGACCTTGTTTTTTCGATACTCAACAGACGGAAGCGCGGAGATGAAAGATTCAGGTACTCGCAGCGTTTTATTTAGATTGGCATTAACCCATAATTTAGTTGCCCCATCCTGATTATTGATAGGATCTCCAAGATTCTCAATACGGAACCCCTGCGCATTGAACGGACCTCCAGAGATAGGGCGCGCCAACACAAAAGTAAAATTAACAAACGCCTGTTTAATAGCCATCCAAAGCCGATCGAAATCTTTGTTTACCGTATCAGCCAATAAGTCGCCATTGTCTTGATATTCAGTGGTTCGCGTTGCGGGAATAACGCGCTCCAGCGTAATGACGCTGCCCGCCAGCGGCGCGGTTAGGAATGCAACCTCTCCGCCGTTAACGTTTCCAATACCTGACACGGTAAAACCCGTAGAAATCTGATCGCCATCAATATAAACGGCCAGATCATCAGACCGCAGCAGATAAAATTCATAGGGGAATACGGTAGTTACGCCGTTGGCCGTGTAGATGTTATAAGGGGTTTGTTCTGGAACAGCCATGGTGTCAGCCTCAGATTAGTAGTCTGTAGCGACCTCGCAATCGCCATCGTATGGCTGCCAATTTTCCCGCGCCCCGGCGGTCGGTTTCCCGACCAACTTGCCGATGCGTACCGGCGTCTGACTTATTGCGCCGGCGCCGGAGTCTATATAGTCGTCCGGCTGGTTGGTGATCGCCGGGTTGAAGTCGCGCATCTGGTCGTACATCGGGCCATCGAGCACATCGCTGTGCGCCCACAGGAATTTAGACGATAGTGGCGCCTCAAACGCATCCAGAATGCGTTTCTGTTTGTTAGTGGTGGAGAATTCTTCTTGCACGCCGCAACCTGTGCCTTTCAGCGCCTGGCGCAGTAATTTTCCGGCGAAGCTGCCTGGCCCGTTGACTTCGACGGCGACGCGGGGGATCTGGTATTTTGTGACCAATTCGCGGATCTGTACTACCTGTCCGCCGGTGATTTTGTCGTTATCATCGAATTCCGCCAGTTCGCCAGTCAGTTCCTGACAGACGTGCCAATACAGATGCCCGCGCGCGTCTGTCAGCATCAGAGTAAATGCGCTGGCATCCGCTTTTACTTTGCCCGTTGCCACGTCCCACCACGCCACGGCGCCAACGATCTGCAGATTACCCAGCCACATCGAACAGCCGCCGTTGGCGTAGCGGATTTCTGGTTGTACGGCATACTCGCGGATGCGATCGGGATCCAGGCGGATATCCCCAACCGGTTTGCTATGCAACTGGTACTGGCTATCCCAGCCGTTTAATGTTCTGGTTTTCTTCCGCCGCCGGAGCATTTCGGCACGCGTAAACCGCTCTGGCCATTCGCAACCTGCGTAGCAGTCAATGGTCATGTCTGGCGCTTCGGCGAATTCAATGCCGGAATCAGTCAGCCGATAGTCGGTTCCCTCCGTCAGCAGCCGGGCGCCAATATGAATTCCGGTAAAAACATACTCGGGGCGGAATGGAAGTGTGTATCGCGTTTTTTTCGCGTCCCTGGCCTCTATGCGGTGCTCCTGATGAAACAACTTGATCGTTAGACAATCCGCCCCCATTTTTTCCACCTCATCGTAAAGGCTGTCATGGGTGTGCGGTGTGCCGATATACAGCGTCCGCCCGCCCGGCACCAGGATGTGCGTCTGCTCATCCAGCCGGTAACGCAGCTTTTCCCGCGCCTCTGGCGTCTGAATGTTTTTCGGCACCTCCACATCATCGTTCTGGCATTCGTCGGCGCGGGCGGATGTGACGTTAGATAGAATGCCCTTTGCGTACATGCTGGCGTTGCGCTTATCGAGAGAGTTATTAACCCACCACTGTTCAACCGTTCCCTGCCCGTCCGGCAACATTCCACGCGTCAGTGGGTGATTGCGTAATACGTTTTGCGTGTCTCGGCTGGTTTTGTATGCCGTGCCGTCAGATTCTGACTGATGCAGGATCCGGTAGGTGTTATCCCGGTAATATCGCCAGGCGTTATAAACGGCGAGGATTGTTGATTTCCCGAAACCACGAAAGCAGCGAAGCACCGCCAGATCCCCGCGGTGCTCCAGCCAGTTTACGGCGCGCCAGTGGCAGTCCGGCACATCCCACCGCATACGCTCCGCCCACATAATGAAAAAGGCGACGAAAGAGATCATTTTTTCCCTTTCTGCATCCCCTGAATGCGTTCAATTACCGCCGCCGCCTCACGCTCTGCCGCTGCCACCTGCTGACCCAGCGAAAAGGCTTCATCGTCCGGGTTATTTTCTCCAGGCTTACCGCCGCGGGTGTGCATACCAATCAGGGAATGAACTTTCGTTAACAGCGTCAGCGTGGCCGCCGCGTTTTTTTTGAACCAGTAGCGATCGCCGCGTTCCTGCTTTGTGTGTTTGTCGATGGTTTTACCAGCGCCAGGCCAGTTATCCGGATCGGCCTCTGTCAGCACGGTATCGGTGAGCTTATCGCTCAGGATGGTAAGACGCGATTTGTAGTCGTCGCTCATAAAAAAAGCCCCATGATTAACATGAGGCTATGATGCTGCGGCCGGGTGGTCGGTTTCCTGACTATTAAGGCTTGCTAAGGCTATCAACGTCCCGGGCTACTTCCTCGGCAGCCACAACCATCTTTAGCGCATCGATTCTATTGATTTTCTTTTCCAAAGCATAATCAGCATCGCAGCGCTTCTGGTGTGCGGACCTTAATTTCATGCCGATTTTTTCAGCGGTGGGGCCATCAAGAGAATAATCTTCTGCCGCGTCCCCACTGCACAGGTACTCGCTTAGCCTTTTATGCTCACCGAAAGGAAGTCTGTTACCCGCTTTATCCCGGTCGGGGGCCTTATCAATAATGATACTTTTCACGGAATGAAACATAAAATAGTACGAACGGCTTATTGCGTTTCTAGTCCACTGTTCACCGCTGTTTTTTAAAGAGTCTTTGGCGATATCTAAAAAGCAATCCCGGCTTACAGGCATGGCTACTCTTCCTCGGCTATGGACTCGAAAAACGCAATGCAATTTTTTGATTTAATGCCTTGGGCGATCAATCTATCGAAGAGCATGTTATCCAGCTTAACCAGATAATGGGGATCTGTCGTATCCACCCCGTAGGCGAAGCCGTACTCACCAGAACCATCATGGGTTACTCGGGTGGAAACTAAAGGAAGGTGCTCTTCTTCAGCAATATGCATAACAACAGACGACATTTCCGATAACTCATCCGAGATCGTATTACCTGCATTTTTAAGTTGAGAGTAAACAGACATAGCTGCCTCAAACAAAGTCTTATGAACGCCGTGGAAGTTGCGCTGGATATCCATTTTTTCGATCACTGGATACGCGGAATCCATTATCTCCCTATCGGCCCAACTAGAACCCCACACGAATGCAAATTCCAGCATCACAGGGATACGATTACTTATACCGCGCCTAAATACTTCCCTTGCTTTACTGAACTGGCACCATGAATGAAGGGCTGAAACATAGTTTGACCAACTTACAGACTCACCAGGAGACGAGGAAATGGACATTTCAAACAACCTAATCCCTTCCTCAACATCCCCCTTCAGAAAGGAGATCATTCCTTCAACACACCATTTTTGGTTTAATTCCCTTATGCTGCCGGCCTCTTTAGCTGCCCTTCGCAGTTCCAGCTCGCTAAGAAGATTGCGACCTTCTGTAATAGAAGGTTTTAATTTCTCAATTAAACTATTGGTTTTAGGTTCGGGTACGTGCATGTATGAAAGCGCTGGCTGTTTTAGACTTTACTAACTATAACGCTATCCACCGCTCTACGCTACATGTCAAACGTGTTTACAGGATAATTGCAAAATTTCACACGTTCGGGGTTTGAGGTGAGTGTCAACGTATTTTTAACTTTTTCAGGGGTGCGCACTCCTTCAGTGCTCTTTCCCTGACGTCCGCCTGCTTTTGACCAACGCACATTTGAAACTCAGGGTAAGGGCATGGATATGCTTCGCTTAACGCAAAGTACACCACCCCCTGCGCAGGGCCTTTCATGTTAGGGGTTTTGTCTAAATATCTACCCACAGTTTTAACTATAACGTTTGGGGTGACCTCGTCCGGGATACATACAGGACCCTTGAAATTTTCAGAGTCCGCTACACCGAGAACATAACCAATAAATGCTGTTGTTTTAGTTAAACCAGTATGGCTCTTGTCGTTGAGCTTTACAGCGTTCCATTGGTCGCGGAGCGTTTCTTCAGAAATCTCCGCCAATGAATTACTTGCGCCACAAACGAACAAAAACACGAACAAAAATAACCTTCCCATTATTCCCCCCATGCCGTCCCAAAATCCGGCGCCCTGTCCAGCGTCGCGTCGCCAGGCCCCCACCAGAATCGTTGCCCCCATTCCTTGCGCGATTAGAAGCAGTAAAAAAGAAGTAAACTCATGAAAGCCCACCCTACGGTGGGCTTAATCGAGAAAATCAGAGAATTTGGCTTCCGCATAGCTTTTCCCAAGGTTAGACCAACAATATGAATTTAGGGAATCGGTGTATTTTATCCTTCTTTTCCTGCTGGATACCCACTTATAAACACAAAACACAAGCATTGTCGTAATTATATAAAAACCAATCAATTTATTTTCTTGCGGGAATATTGAGTAAACGAACAACCCAGCGCCAATAAGCACGCTCAGTACTCTACTTGTCTCTTCTGTGCTCTTAACTCGCAATAACTCGATGTGAAATAACTTAGCGTGTTCTAAATTCATAAAGTCGCCTATTTCATCTGTTCTTCGACCTGATTTAGCAGCGGGGCTATAACATGTAGATTTTGCAATGGCAGCATCTTCCTTACAGCATGCACCTGCTTATCATCAAACTCGCCGTTAAGCACACCATTTGCCACCGTTGCGGCATCACCACCGAGATCAAACGTTGGCCCCATTAATGCACCAATGGCGTTACGACTTTGAAAACGGGAAACGGGCGGCGCGCCAAACATGGCCCCCAAGCCAAAGCGCCCACCGCTGATATTCTCAACGGTATTAATCGGCTCCGATATCCAGCCCAACATCCCGGAGCGGTCGATTCCCTCTTTCACCAGGTTATTGGGGCTGTAGTCGATATCACGCCCAGACAGCTTTTGTTTCATCATGTAGACCATAGATCCAAGAGCTATAGACCCCAACGAACCAAGATAGAATGACGCGTCACCTTGCTGAATTCCAGACACAAGCATACGGTTGTGTGCGGCAAAAATAAACGTCTTAAACTGCAAGATGATTTTACCCGCCTCAGAACTCATCATTAACGGCGTATCGCCCACACCCGGCGTAATAATGGTTGAATCAACGTCTTTCAGGATAGCCGACTGGAACGCCTCACGCACCGCGCGATCATCCCAAAGATGGCTGTGTCCGGTCAGTAGCCCGTCCATATCCTCGCCGTGCTTCGCAAACTGTTCACCAATGCGGCGCAGCATGCTTTCATCGATCCCCATCTGCGCCAGCTTGCGTAAGTCTGCCTTTGGGATGCTCTTCCCGCCGGCAGTAAGACGGGCGTTATCCAATACACGCGACTGCGCAATAAGCCCAGACCATGATTTTAACGTGCTGTTCCATTGGTTCATTAGTGTCCAGTTGCCAAACTTCTGCGTACCCCAATTCAATCCACGTTCCAGACCTGATCGGCGACTATAGGGATCAGTTAGGTCAGCGATAGCCTTTGTTCTGGTGGAAAGCACGTAATCAAGGCCAACCGCCATTTCTCGCAAGTCTTTAGTGGCAATCTTTACCGCTTCCATATTGCGCAACATGGAAGCCATAGGACGCAACGATTTACTTAATCCGTGCTGCATAACCGGGCGCATTAAGTCGGGTAATGCTGATATCGTCATCCCCCCCAGCAGGCGCAAAAAATTAATGTTGCGAGCAACGCGCCCAGCGCGCACAAAAAAACTACGGGGATCACGCGGCGCGCCGTAGGTTCCCAATAAACGATCACGCATCGCGTTAATATCCCGTAAATCTGCCTCTCGTTGCTTTTCAAGGCGGGCGCGCTCTTTGGGGTTTTTAGCATCACGAATTAGTTGACTGTATTCCTCTGAAACCTGCCGGATTTGTTCGCCCATATCCTTACGGCCAAACTGTGCTGTAAGCTCAATCTCTGGCGCAATCTGACGCAGGTAACTCTCCATAACATAGTTGATATCAGATTCAAGAAAGTCCTCTATTCTCTCATCAGGGATTAACAGCGTGCGGCTTTTGGTGAAACCGGCTCGGCCAACCAATCTTTCAGGTAGCAATTCAGTAGGCACCATGCCAGACGGCGCACCAATGATTTTATTTACGATCTCGTCTGCGGCGTCTTCAGCTTCTTCACGGCTCAACGGTTCCATCGCCTTAAGATTGCGTTCTCGACTGGCATTTAGCCTGGTAGTTGCGTTAGCCCTTCGCTCCAAACGGCGTAATTCATTACGGTGTTGGCGTGGGTTATCCAAAATTTCAAGGTGGCGCTGATACTTCGCCAGCGTGTTTTCTGCCTCAGAAATACGAGCGAGTTTAGATTCAAGTTCAACTTGTTTCTTTGTTGGCCTTTTTCTCCTTGAGAGCCGTGATATGTGGACCTCAAGTTCGGATCGCTGACTTACAAACTGCCTAAGTTTATGCATTTCATCGCCAAGCAATACTTTTTTTCCAGACCACGCTTCCGCTTCAGCTATCTCATCCGCCAGCGCTTTCGCCTGTGGTGTCGCTTCCTCTGCTGCCGTTAATCCAGCGTCGATTTTTTCAATACGCTGCGCCGCTTTCTCTGAACCTTTAGTGCTGATGCCTTGAATCCAATTAGCGATACGTCCGCGAAACTCAGTGCGATCGCTCAGTATTTTATCGAATTTATAGACTCGAGGCAGATAGCTTTGCGCTGTTACCACATCCACATCTTCCGGAAGAATACCAAGCTCCTGCATGCGCTTTTTCGTGATTTCAAACGTCGGGCGGATCTGCGCTGCCGCCTGGGCGACTTCCGGAATATCGCTCTGGTCACCCCTGCGCATTGCCATGCCAATAGCTTCATTGAACTCAACAAAATTAACCCGCTGGCTGCGACCCAACCGCTTGCTATATTGCTGATAGGCGTCTTTCGTTGACTCCATCTGCTTATACAGCAATACGTCATACTGTTTAATTTTCGTCTCGGATGCGGTGAACGTTGCCAACCCTTCATCATTCTTGGCAAAAAAGTAATTATTCTCCGCCAACATCTGGTTTATCTGGCGAGAGGTTTTAGCGGGTGACTGCGCTAGGCGTCCAGATGGGTTAACGCTTAATGTTTTATTAATCAGCCCGACACCTGCCAATTGCTCCTGATCGAGTGTGGTATTAAATACCTGCGCGGCACCAATGCTTTGTGGTGAATCGGTGCCATTCAAATGACTCGAAACCGCTTGCGAGATCGCGGTTCGCTGTGCTGGCCCTGCCAGTAATTGCGCACCAGCACCAAGAACGCCGCCTACCATTGCATCAACAAGAATATTTGTTGCGCTTTCGCCAAACGTCCGGGTTTGCTGTGTGGATTGCAATACAGTTTCAGATGCGACGCTCCCCGCTGCTGTTGATGCTGCAAAGCGCCCAGCAGTCGCGGCAATTGCCCCACCTCGTGCCACCGCGCCAACCGGTAAAAAAACAGATGCGATATTAATCGGGTCTATAACCCCCATAGCCATGCTGGATATTAGTCCGGCGCCGCCCATTTCTGATAGGTATTGTCGATCCTGTATCTGTCGGTCAATTCGATATTTAATGGCCGCGCTCTCCTGCGGGGACTGTGAGTTGATAAACGAGTCGGCATAATCTTCATACCCTTTGATGCCAGCGGCATCATTATCGAATGGGTTATACCCGTCTACTGGTTCGAACTGGCTAAATGGTGCGGTAGCAATAAAGCTCCCCAAAGAGTTATCGATTCTAAAGGCGGCATCCCTTGCTCGATTAACCCTTTGATCGTTGGTAAAGGGGTTAATTGCCGATAATAAAGACGGCGTTTCCATATAAAACGCGCTATCCTCTTGTTGAGGAAGCGCTTCTATATCAGCCGAAAGAATGCTGCTGGGGTCAAATTCGTATGTTGGCATGGCTATTCACCCTGTTCTCTGCGCTGTTTAGCCTTTTCAATCCTATCCAGCTTAATTCCTTGCATGGCTTTATAGAGCGGTGATGTTTGTTGATCGAATTTGAACCTAATAGGAAGCCCGTTATCACCGTAATACGGACGAACATCATAACCATCGGCGTTTTTCTGATAAACCATAACGGCGTAATCTTGATTTCTTGCGGTGAACATATCGGAAACCAGTAATAACTCGGTGTCATCTCTCTTTCCACCGAACGATTTTGATTTTAATTCCTGCTTTTCTTTTTCCCATTGGCTATCCATCCAATTCACCGCCCCAGAAACACCAAACGCAGCCTCGGGTGCATACTTCATTACCTCCGGGGAACCGTTTATTGAGGTAACGGCCCAAACGTTTTTCACCTGAGCGTTTGTTATAGACTCCGCCCTTTTCGCATCCCCTCCTGTGAGCGAAAAATTAGCATCATAAATAGCTCGGTAGTCACGCAGGTATTGCTGATTTGACACACCAGGATCTGTTATTGCCGGCGCGCCAAATGAGGTCAACGATGGTGATATTTCGTTGATATTTTTTTGTGCCGCCCCATCCCTTTCTTTGATGTAGTCCTTATCCCTCAACTTCTGACTGATTATTTCTTTCATTCCAGCGCTTTGTTGATAAGTCTGTGTGTATGCCGTATCAACGGCTTTATCGGCGGGTATTCCAGCGTTAGTGTAATCATAAACCGACTTGAAGAACGCGGATGTGTCGGCGGGCATAGACGCGACAGCGGCGGGATTATTGTCGAAAAGACCACCGAACATTTTCGCCATAGGAACGGCAATCGACGGATCTTTTGTTGCGGCCCCCGCATTAAACATTGACTGGACCTGGCTGGGAATGATACCAGTGCGTCTCACTACGCCAGACAGGTTATTAATGCTATTGGTGTCGTTGTAATCAAACCCTTGCATGTTTTTTTGAAACCAGATATCTACGGCGGCCTGGTTATTTTTATCAGTAGGATCGAGCGGTACACCATCCTTTATTGATGACTCCACGCGTTGCATAACAGCAATCTGATTTTGCTCTTCCTGATAACGCTGAAATGCAGCGCTTCTTCTTTGTAGGGATTGCCACTGATCAGCGGTGCCGCCGTTTTTCTCCAGTTCGGTTTTTTGGTTGAGAATGAGGCTCTCAAATGCCTGTGTACCTTCAAGCTTGGCCTGTTTGATCGCCAACTCATCACTAAGAACTGATTGCGCATAGCTTTGGCTTGTAGTGCCTCTTGTGGTCTGCGATAACGCTGCCCGCATTTCGTCTGTCGGCTCCATACCGTTATCAACAAGCGACGCATATTCGCTTACTTGCCGAGACGCTAAAGCCTCTCTCCTTGCGGATTCAATCCTCGCCTGGTTTTGTAATTGTAATTGTTGGTTTTGTACCCTATTCCATAACTCTATACGTGTATTTGGATCTAACTTATCCAAATACAATCCATCTTCTGAGGTTAAATCATTGTTCAATTGAGATAGCGCGGCTCCGCTGCTGCTTGCTTTTAAAAAACGCTGCTGCGCCTGATTATACCAATTCTGATCTACCCAGTTTTGGCGAACCTTTGGCCATTGCGCCCCGTAGGCGATCCGGCCCTGCTCTTCCAGACTGGCGGACATGCCGTTAATCTTCTCAATATCCGCATCTGGGTAGTTGGTCAGTTTTCCAAGCTGGTCGAGCTGGGTGTCAACCTGATCCCTGGCCTCTATTTTTAACGCCGTGCGGGCATAACCGCGGGCCGTCGATAACCCATCAGACTCATAACGCTTTAACCCGCCCTCTACGGTCTGCATTTCTGCGATCCCGAGGCCGGAGAATTGTGGTTTATCCAGTTTACCGACCGCGTCCTGGTAAACCTTTTCCACCTGATCGGCGCGCAATGATCCGTCTTCAACGCCCTGGCGGATTGATTCATTGACGTCTTTTATTTTTATCTGGTAATCGAGTAAGGATTCGCTGGCGCGCGCACGAACAACGGCGTTAACCTCCTGCTGTATTTCCTTTCCCAACCCCTCCACGGCCTGACCAACAGCGCCGGAGTTGCTGACATTAACGCGTGTGGGCTGCGGGTTTGGTGTGAGGTTTCCAAAGTTACCGGTTGGGATACGCATCACTTAACCCCCATGTTGGTAAACATGTTATTGGATGAGGTTCCACTGGTGGTGGTTGATGTTGTGTTTGCCGTTGGCCTTTTCCAGCCTGAATAAGCGGTGCCGCCCGCCTGCAAAAGAGAGCTTCCGGCGCTGATATACCCAGAGGTGGCAGCGTTTTTACCACTGATGCGATCCGCTTGCGCCTGGGCGTTATACCGGGCGGCGGAATCCTGCCCCCCAAGAATGGTTGTTACCGCGTCCTCTTCCGCATCCCCCACAATATCCGATGTGATGCGCAGCGCGGTTCCTTCGCCAGTTTCTACGCCTGACGCCGCATAAGAAGCGTTGGCCTGCGCCGCCTGCGCCGCGCCTGCCTTGCGTATCTTCTCCGCCTGTACCCGCGCTGCTGCCGCAGCCGCGTCCGCATCGGCCTGCGCCTGGTCCGCCTGGTAGTCAGCCATTTTCTTTTGCTGTGCGCCGCTATATGCCGCGCCGCCGGCCGCCAGAACAGACGCGCCGATCGCCGCAATTTCTACGCCTGTGCACATAATTAAACCTCCATCGAGTACAGTAGGCCGGTGCGTTTCAGGCCGAGTTTTTGATACAGATCGCCAGTGCGCTCTTCGTGAACTCCGGTGGTGATTCCCATGCGAATTTCTACCGCGTTATGCCCTTTCGCCCAGCCGATGAATGCTTTCACCAGCCGATAACCTGCGCTGCCGCCGCGGTGTTCCGCGTCAATGAATACGCCATACTCGAACGCCATGCGGTCATGGGAAAACCAGAACGGCGCGACGCCGCCCGCCATCCATCCGATGATCTGGCCGCCAGTCTCGGCAACCAGCACCACACCGTACTGTGACGTGATCAACTGATCAGCCAGGCCCGCGCATTTTTCCGCATTGAATGATATTTTTTGATAGTTGGATTCCGCGTGCATTCTCATTCCGAGCAAAACCAGCGCCGGAATATCTTCTATCGTTGCGTGCCGTATCATGCTTAACCCCCGTTACTGGTAAAGGTGGTGATGATCGCCAGCAGATGAAACGGCAGTGGCTGCCGCTGCTGGATAAGTAAGGAGTCCTCGCCTTTTTCCCATCCGAGTTTTCCCCAAAAGTGATCGCCGGTAAAAAGCGGTGCCGGCTGGTCGAGGATTTTGGTCCCAAACTGGCGAAAGGGGATTACCTGCCCGTTACACTCGGCACCGGTGGTTTCAAGAAATCGCATAACAACTTCACTGGTCCGCTTCTTGGCGTTCTGCGTGGTGCCCTCCGTTGTGGCAACCTCGGGCGTGAGGGTTTCGATGGACGTGTCATAATGCAATCCGATCTCGACTGATTTTGCTGGGCGCGGCAGCGTCACTTCTCCTCCGCTAACAACTTGTTGGGGCATAACGCTACCGTCCGCCACTATATCAACTGTTTTCCCCTCGATATGCTCGAGACCAGCCCACGCGGTCGCCCCGTCCTGGCTGGTGCCGGTAACGGATGAATCTGTGTTCAGGTTAATATCGAGCAATTCGACATAGCGCACCGTTTCACCGCCGATTTGGCGACGAACAATTACATATACCGCGTCGTCTGTCTCTGATGGGATTGAGGCCACCGATTCGAAATAACCGTCAGTTACCTGGCGTGACCAGGCAATCACATCCTGCCCGCGATCAACGGACATAGTTACCAGGACGCCATCGTTGCGGACCATCCAGATAAATGAGTCCGGTTGCTGCTGGTATGCCATTTCCGTGATGCCGCTTTCAGTAATATGCTCGGACAAAATCGACATATCATTGGCCGAATAAGCGACATAACTATCGGGATCGTATGCCACGGCAAACAGTTTTCTGCCGGCACGCTGCACGAACATGATTTCAGTGCCTACACGCACTGGTCTAATGTTGTTGCAGCCATAAGGGCTTGGGTTTTTAACAGAGATATTGGTTGGCGTAATGGCCGCATCACTGCCGGCGGTCAGAGTGAATTCCCCGCCGTATGTCAGCGCGATGAGTGTGTTCATTTGCGCCAGGTGCACGATTGGGTTTATCTGGTCGGACGAAACTGTAAACGACATGGCGTCATCGTCTTCACTGCCAATCTCAAAGCTGAGATAAGAACCTGTTTCGCTAAACCATACCGTTTGCGGATAGCTCGGAGAGCCGGCAAAAACCAGCCGCTGCTGGTAGAACGTCACAGACCCCGGATAACCCAGCTCTTCCGACCAAACACTATCTTCTCGCGTCCAAGCGCCAGGCGATGCCGATTGCGTGGCGCTGAGATCTGAACGAATTACGCCGGTGGCAACCTGAGCGCTGGTTACGCTTTCTATCAGGACCAAACCGCTATTGATGCGAACATAGGATCCAACATCTTCCGCGACCCATCCATCACCAGTAAATGCCGTGCCGGCCTCATCGTCATACAGTGTCAGCGTTATTGATGAGCCGACAAACTCTTTTGCTGACGGTGTGCACCATTTTTCCGGCGTATCTCGGATTTCATCGAATGGACGGACGATAAATGGCGCCGCGTCCAGGATCCAGTTTGTTTGGCCCAGCCGCTGCAGTCGGAACGGGGCAACTTCCTGGTGAACCAGAAACATCGTGTCGGCGCTTTGAACAAATCGCACCTCTTCCAGATCTTCTGACAGGTAGGGGCTCTCGATTTCATACGGCGTATTGTCGTCGTTAACGATCTGCGCGCCGTTTTGATAAAAACGAACATACCCGTCGCCGAATTCAAGCATATAGGCCTGAGAGCGGTTGAACACGAACGGAATTAGACGGGATTTTTTATCAGCGAACTTTGTTGCGGCACAAAACCGGGTGCCTGGCCGGCGCATCACTCCGCCATGAATAACGCACACGGCATTTTCTATGCGCTTTGCGCCGTTGGCATAGCGGGCAATATCAACGCGTCCCATTAGTCGAGGGGAAATTTCCCCGGCGGTGAAGTTGGTTTTTATCAGGTTGGCGCGCACGGTTAAAACCTCGCTTCATACGTGGGGTAACCGCCCAGCTCTTCCGGCGGATCTTCCTGACCGTCAATGGCTTTGGCTTGCCGCAGCAAATATGCAGCTTCCTGGGTCAGCGTGTCGCGCAAGCTGGCCGACGCAGTGACCGCATATGCCAGCTTTGCCGCCATTGTGGCTTCTGCCAGCCCCACCAGCGCCGCATCCCATGTAGACTCATCATCATTGCGGTAGATGTATCGCAGTTCGATAACGTTGATATTCGCAAGAAGCTTTCGCCCCTCAATGCGATAACGGATATCGTCGCACTCACCACCCACTGACAAGATCCGCAGCAGGTTACCCGGCAACGGGAACTGATACGCAAAGCCAAACTCTGGCGGCGTGCTGGATGGCGAAAGGATGGTGCGCTTTATCGCGCAGTTCCAGGGGTGTTTTCGCAGCAAATCGTCGCGAACAGTGGGGTAAATATTCGAACACAGCCTGGCATGGTCAGTGGCTTCATCAAAGCTATTGATGGGATGCGCGCCGAGCGCCAGGAGTGCGTTTGAACAGATAGAAATACTGGAAGCCATGGCAGTACCTTTAGACAAAAAGGCCGGGTGTTACCCCGGCAAAGGCGCAGGCATTAAGCGACGAAATCGATCGCGACAACCTTGCTTTCATTGGCGCGGCCCGCACCGTAGGAAGCATCGACCGAAATCTGAATGGTGTTGTTCTTATCGCGGCGCGGGCCGATATCGGTGTTGTATTCTGCACCGGTACCGAAATGCACGGCAGACTTCGCCCAGGCGGCGGCCGTCTTCGTGGTAACACCTTCCGTGGTAACGGAATCCAGCGCCTCATAGGCCAACCATTTGAAGCCCAGCCAGTTGCCCGCCAGCGCACCTTCCTGCAACATTTTGACTGCCATGAAATCCGCACTGGTCAGCGTGGTGTCGCTCAGGATCTGCGTCAGCATGTCGGCGTTGTACGTGATGTACAAATCCTCGCCGTTCTGCTCGTCACACTCGTTGCGCCGGAACATCGCCTTAGCCGCAATAAGCTTGGCCTTGGTCAACCCCGTACCGCCGGCAACAATTTTTTGCGATGCCGGCAGGACAACGTTGGTATACGCGCCGTTGTTTTCCGTCTTACGCGGTACCGCATCCAGCAGCGCGCGATAAATAACGGAGTCCTTGCGGCGGTTGGCGGCGGCCAACGTCAGTTGCAAATACGGCCCTTGCGGGTCAGCAATCAGTTTCCGCAGGTCGCGCTTTTCTACCGGAACGAACACGCCGTAATCAGCCATCAGGGCGTTACGGGTACCAGCTTCCGGCACATCCCAAACGGTGTCACCGAAACGCGTGGTGATGGCGTTCATTTCGATGGTGCCCATATCGTTGATTGTGAACGATGCACCGGTGATTTTCCCGCGATCATGTACAGCGCCCTGCAGGCGAGAATCTTTCTGACCTGCAGAAATTTCAAAACTGTCATGAAACTGCTGCACAAACGCCGCTGTGATCATGTTTTTATTGGCATCAAAAGCCATGATATACACTCCACTAAATGATTCGCCGGCGGGGTATCGGTTTCCCGGCCCTCTTACGCTGTCCGCCTGGCGCTTACGGCAGCGTGGAATTCAGGTATCCGGCTACCACGCCGGGCTGGTGGAGAGATTTTCATTTATGTGTGCGGTCGGTTTCCCGACCAAATAAAAAAGCCAGCGGTTAGGCCGGCTCTGGTGTGACATGTCACGCTATTACGCCACCGGCGATTCGCCGTAGGTTTTTGCGTAGTAGGCCCGAACGCGCGCGGACACTTTTTCGTGGTCGGCGTGTTTCGGGTCCGTATAGGCTTCCGTCTTCATTAGGTCGCGTATGCTTTGCTGTTCTTCCAGATTGACTTCACCACCGGCCGGCGAATCTTCCTGCATTTCCTTGCCGACTTTAGCCAGCATGCGGATAACCAGCGGGTTATTCCCGATTTCGTTTATTTTTCCCTGGTCGGCGGGATCCGCCAGAGATTGAAAGGCACGGTAAGCAAGCCCGATGTTTTGCTTAAATTCCGCGTCGGTCTTCCAGACTTCCTTAAGCGCGGTCGTGGCTGCTTCCTGATCCAGTGCTGCGGCACCGTTGACCAGGTCTGGCGCCCGCTGCATATATTCACCCAGGATAAAGCTCATCTGATCGTTGGTGATGCCCTTGGCGTGAGCGGATTTAAGAAACCCTTGCATTTCAGGGTCGGCCTTGAATTCGTCCCAATTAAAACCTTCGGCCTCTACCGTTGGTGCGTACTCATCAGCCGTTTTCGGCGGCGCGTCGCCGCTACCCAGCCGTTTTTCCAGGTGCGTGTAAGATTCCGCCAGTTTGCGGGCTGAGCCCTCAACGTTGAGTTTCCCGTCTTCGCCCACAACCCTGAATTTTTCAGGTACCCAATCAGCCTCGCCCGGCTGCCCTGCGGCGCCGGCACCAAGCAAAGAAGTTTCGTTACCAGCACCTTCACCAGCAGAACTACCAGCATCGCCATTACCCCCTGCATCTGCGCCTGCGTCGGCATTCATGAACGGATAGTTAAATTTCCACATCGTCGTTTACTCCATCAGCCTGATTCAACCTACGTAAAATAAAATCGAGCACGTTACGCTGCCCGGCGTTAAAGCATGTCTGCCGGTCGCCCTCCGGCCCGCCTTTCACAAAAACAGAGCCACCAAACCGGCTGGTTAACTCGGCGAGGACTTCCGGCCCGCCCGGCGTCTCCTCAAAAATTCGTTTATAGTCCTCTGGACGCACCGGTTTAATCATTGTCCGCCACCCGCCATTTGCTGAACGATTGCCGTTCCCGCCTCTTTGCCCGCTGCGCTAGCGGCTTCCTGTCCTGCCTGTGCCATCAGTTGCTGCTGCTGCGCCTGCGCTCTCTGGTCGCGTAGCGTTGCCACATCATCGGCGCTGCGCATGACCCTCGCCGGCACGCCGAGCGCATCAGAAATAACGCGGGTTGCCTGGTCCGTGTCCACCAGGTCGGTTACCTGCGGGTTAATCTGGGCGAGTTGGGCGATATTGACGGCCATGCGTTCAATGGCTGTGACGTCCTCCAGCTTTTGAGCGCGCGCCAGCGGTGAGATATAGCGAACGTTGAAGTTTGCGTGGTGCATACTTTCTGGCATCGGCGGGAATGCGCCGGCGCGGAATGCGATACCGAAGCAGCGCTCAACCAGTGGCTGCAGATATTCAGCCTGGAATCGGCCATATACCGGGCCCAGCAGTTGTCGAATGAGTGCGACGCGTACATGAACCTCTGTAGCCGTCATTGCCGGGCCGTTCTGCGGCTGGAGCTGGTCAGCCATCAGGATTTTTCGTATCTGCGCCTGCAGGCGTTCCTCGGCAGTAAACGCGACGTTGAAGTCGGCGCCAGTCAGTAGCGGTTTCATGCTGTCAGTGCTGTTCGCTACGATGATCCGCCGCGGGCCAACTTTGACGGTCCTGGGGTTCAGTACGCCGTCATCTTCCGCTATCCACATGCCGGAGATAGCCAAATCCTGCGCGGCCTTTTCCATGCGCTTAATTTCGTTCAGCTCTTTGCAGTCCGGCAGCGCGTCATAGACGGGGCCGACGCCGTAGGGATTGCCCGGGATTTTCATCCAGCGCGGAACGGCCACCGGGAATTCATGATAACCAGACTCGCGATCAATTTTCTTTTCCGCCACTTCAATGTGATATGAAGCGAAGCGCATGTTTTTTGCCAGACGCGCATCAACAACGTAGCTTTCGCGTGGAAAGATGGCGTGAATAAAATCAAATTTGGTATCAGGCTTTTTCTTCACCTCATCCCTGATTTTGTCGCTAACCCTGTCCTCGCCAAATTCTTTTACGGCCTGCTCCGCGGATAACTGATAACAGCGATAAACCGTGTCAACGATCCCGTCGCGCCGGCTTGACGTTGCATAAACTTGCGGCAGTGGCCACTGCTGAAATGTGTAGCCGCCATCCTCCCGATCCTCATCGATATACAGCGCGAACCAGCCAGCGCACACAACGTCGAGGCACGATTCGTACGCTTCCGCATCAAAATTCGCGGCGTGAATATTTTCCCACACCAGAGTTGCGCAGATGGACAGCCAGGCCTTTTGGTCGTCAGTTAATCCCTCGCTGCCTAAATCGAGCCATTGCGCGTTAGCAGGCGTCATGCCGGACATGAGGGCCGACGCAAGAATACGTGTGCTATCAGTGGCGGTACCGTCCAGCAGCTTCGCTATCTTTGAGCGCCCGCTCTGCGCGTCCAGCACATCAGAAGAGAAGCCAGCGCCGCGTAGCGGATAGGTGTAGTCATAGCACTCGCGCCACACTGATTCATTCGGTGAGCGAATGGCTTTCAATGAGTCCACGCGCTTAATCAGCTTTGCGGCTGTCTCATCCATCGTTATGCCCCTAAATTGGTTTTACCGCTGGCGCCGCCGGCAAGCAGGGACGTGTTGCTGTCTGTCGTGCCCTCCGCGCCGCTTGCCAGCAGCGAGGATCCCTTTTTGCGTTTCTTCCGCGCCGCTGCGTCGGCATTTGCTGCTTTTGCCGCTGCGTCGGCTGCTGCCGCTGCGTCGGCTTCCGGATCGCTTTGCACTACGCTGGGCGAACTTCCACACATAGTGATCTCCTTACGAATGAACGTGCCAGCCCTTATCTGTCAGTGTGGGCGCCTTAAAGCGCTTAATCTGGCCGTCAGTGCTGGTGATTGTTGGTTGGGTGCTGGTCGCCGTGGTCGCGCGCTTAACCAGTTCGATGAAGTCCAGGCAGTTGGTCAGCGGGTTACCATGCTCATCAACAAAGCCGTAGGTCTCGAACTTGGAGACGATCCCAAATGCCTCGGCGTTCAGCCCTGATAGTGCCTCGTTGCGTGCTGCGATATCCGTTGGCGCCGGACTGGCATCCAGAACCGTGGCGCCGGCAGTGGCCGCGTTAAGCTGTTCTGGTGTATTGGCAGGAATGGAATTCAGCAACTGAACATCGCTGGAAATATTTTCCTCAGCGGCTGACTCACCGGGAGTTTCTATTTTCTTGCGTGGACGAGCCATATCGATTACTCCGTTACTATGGAGTTGTCATTTTGGCGGCGGAGGCGGTCGGTTTCCCGACCAATTAGCGCGGGTTAAAAACCCAATACTGGCGGTAAATTACGGTTGGCAGCTTCCCGCGGTCAAAACCCGTTGTTCTGCACCAGAGGGCAATAAGCGCTTCACCGTCGCCGTGCTTTGGCTCTGCGCCAGACTTCCACCCCAGCACCGCGGATTTAGATACGCCCAATTCCCTGGCGATCTGGTGCGTTGCCATTCGTGTTCTGGTGATATCCGTTATGACGCGGAACCAATCTGTGCGGAATGTTGCGACAAGGGGCATTTTTACCCCCTGTAAACGCGCGCGTGCGCGAGATGGTGAGAAAATTCACGCGCCCTTCCGATTTTCGCGAAGAGAGATAAACAGGATTTTATGCTTTCCCACCGCCGGCGACATCCGCATTTTTCAGCATTAAATTCTTTCTCTAAGAGCAGCATTAAATTCTGAATCACTTAATTTTCTCCTCGTCGATTAATATCGCCTGAGTGCGCATCACCCCTTCTGCGTGATAAAGCCGTGCTGTTTCTGCGTCTGTGTGGCGCGTTCTGCGGTCTATTTCGTCATGGCAAGCGCTGCACGCCCAGGCGCCTTGAATGTCGTCTGGCTTTATTCCTGTACCGCAGGTTCCGGATAAGCGGTAATGCGCCAACACGGTGGTTTCAGGGTTGTGATTGCAGATGCCGGGGATGCGAACCTGGCATTCTCTGTTGCAGGCTTCTTTGCGTAGGTTTTTCATGCCGCGTACTCCAGCAGCTGCGCGGCTGCGTTTTCTGCGGCTTGTTGGGTGGGGAATGTTTTTGACAGGATGAATGACCAGAGAACATCGAGCGTGGCCTTATACAGGTCGTGGAACTCTATTTCGTCCATCTTTGCGAACGATATCGATCGGGGCTCTTTGTGCAGGCTGCCGTCTGGCAGTTCAAAAACGTCATAGTGGCCGGATTCTATCGTTGTCCAGCGCCGGAACGCTTCGAATGATTTTGCGCCGGTAATATCTCCGCCGCGTTTTTTGGCTACGCCATCCAGGTATTCCTCGGCGGCGGTCTGTAGCGCATCTTCGCTGCCGGCAAAGTGGGCCAGGAATTTAACGTAACCACGAACCAGTTTTTTTTCTGCCGGCGATATGGTGCCGCCGGTTGGCTGCCAATATTCGAATCCCAGATTTAGCAGGGAGAAGTATTTACGATGGAATGCCGGGTTTCTGGCCTGCTTAAAGTCGGCGTAAATTACCGCGCCCAATTTTAATTTCTGGACGTATTCTTTCGAGTCTGGTGTCGCGGGTATTAGTACCCCGCCGGCGGATTTTAAAAAAGAAAACTGTGCCATCGGTTACCCCTTTGACACAGCAGTTAATCAGGCGTTGGGTGTTCAATCCAACCTGTTAATTATAGCGCGTTTCCGTCCGGTTTTACAATCCGATATCCAGCTATTTTAGCTAAATCAATCAACGCGTTAAGCGCTGCGATATGCTCATCATCACCCAATTGCCGTATGTTGACAATGTTTCCGTTTTTGCAGGTTACAACTACGCATCCATTCGTTGGGAGAATCTCAGTAATTTTCTCTGCATCAATCACTCACTCCCCCTGGATTTTGTTTTGGTACCCCTTAATTATTACATCAAAACACTGTACATATAAACAGTGAATTTAAGATTAATCTTAACGGCTGGTGGTCAATTTCAATTCATGCCATCCGTTAGTATTCCAGCATTCAGAGTCACCACGCATACAGCATTCCGCTACCGGTAGGCAATCACCACACTTTCCGCACCGCTGGTGACTTAGCGACTTGATGCGCCAGCGCATCCGTACGTCGTCTTGCCGTATCAGCAACTGCACGTACTCGTCCATGCTATACGGCTCTTTGCCCGGCCGGCGCAGTTTGCAATTACGCTCCAGCATTTCCAATTCCTGAGAATCCAGATTCAGCTCAAACTTGGTGACGCCTGAGTCGCGCTGGCTCCTCCGTTGCGCCGCTTTACGTTCCGCTGCTGACTTAGCCATGTGAGGGTTCGCCTTTCACAAAAATAATCCAATGCGTTTTATCGCCTTTGCCTGTTCGCTGGGTGATGATCGGTTTCTCATCTGTCAGCGCTAAAACCTGGCTAGTCGGGATCTGCGTTTCGTTCCACTTAAAAATCAGCACACCGTCCGGCCGAAGTACGCGGAACGCCTCACTAAAGCCGGAACGCAAATCATCGCGCCATGTATCTGGGTTCAATACACCATATTTTTTACGCATCCACCCCTCCGGCCCTGCACGCTCCAGATGCGGCGGATCGAAAACTACAACAGGGAATGATTCATCAGCAAACGGGAGCGCGCGAAAATCGGCGATGATATCCGGGTTAATAACCAGGCTGCGACCGTCACACAGCGTATGCCGCTCTCTGCGGTTATCAATAAACACGGCGCGTGGGTCGCTCTTGTCATGCCAGAACATACGGCTACCGCAGCACATATCGAGAATCGGTACGGTGTGAGTCATGCGGCACCGTCCTTGTAGCGCACCCACTCAGCCGCTGCTCCGTCTTCGGTGTCGAAGATGCAAAGCAGTATCCAACCTTCGCCTTCAGGTGGTGTCGGGTTCCAATGTCGCGTCACACCCGCGTCGTTGGCATCGTAGACACAATCGCCGCAGAAGAACTGGTTCATGTAGGTGAAATCCACCTCCATGCCGCGCTCTGCGTACCAAGTCCGCATTTCCTGTAGTGTTGACCCCTCATCGAACGGTGTTTCCGGTCGGTCAGGATGAGACCAGAAGCCCATATGATCGCGCTCGGGCAGCGCGGGCTTGATGCGATGGCTGCAACCATCCGGTATTACCGGAGAGTTGGTTGACGTTTCCGTTTTTTCCCGAAACGTTGTGGTTGACGAATTTTCGTTTTTCCGAAAATCAGCGGGCAACTGGAGCAACGATTTCAGTGCGGCGCGCGGAACTGCCGACCAGGCAAGAACAATATTTGGCCGGTCATTTTCTTGGTCCGGTAGTGTGTTTTCGATCTCGTCCAGCGCGTCAGACAGGGCGTGAGCTGACTCATACGGGACAACAACCGATGGCTCACCATCAACTTCCATCTGACAGCCGTCGTCCATTAACTCAAACGCACAACCACAGACTTTGAGTAGCATTTCAATCACACGGCGATGTTCTGACGTTATCGCCGACAGTCCGGAAGTTGCAGACTGGAGCATAGCGCCGCGGCAGGCGTTCCAGCCGGCAGAGTAGCAACGTCGAGGATCGACATTCTCGGCAAACGTCCAGGCTGGCACCCCCTTGCACTCATCCGGCACTATAGGCGGCTGGCTTGCTGTTGGAGGAACGGGCGCGGCGTAGAGCGGGACAACGGAATATTTAGGCTCACCGTCCGCCATATCTTCGTTCAGATAATAAATTTCATCTTCCAGCAGGCCCCTGTCTTCACAAACGCAAAACTCATCAAAGTATGGCCTGCCGTCGGGCGTCATAATGGCGTACATAAACGTTTCTTCGTGATCCGTCCGCAACCGCTGGTTTTCCTCCTGCAGCTCTTTCGAGGTGCGGCGTAGGCGGTTTACGCGCGTCTCGGATTCCCCCAACTCGCGCAGTAGGCGCAGATTATCGGCGTTCAGTCTTTCGAATTGCCCTGCTGCGAAATTGAGCACGCGCTGCTCTTCCGTTGTTGACGCCGTTATCGCCGCTGCGCGAATGGCGCCGGCGAGTACATCGGTTGTGATTATGGTCATTTGGTCTTGCCTCGTTTCTGGTTGTGATATTCGCGCCAGTGATTCAGGCGCGCTTTGAAATGTTCACTGTATTTTTCATCAACAGTTTCCAGTTCATGCTCAACGTTGAGCCGCGATATTTTCCCGTCTATCAACTGATTGATTAACTGGTTGGCGCGCAGATCCAGCCAGTTCATTTCCCTGTATTTCTCCGGCCATTCCCCGATATTGTGAGGTAGTCCTGGCGGCAAATAATCCCTGGACATGTTTACTTCCCTATCTGCTGGATGCTGTCGAGCAATAGACGGGAACGCCCCGGGGAGCCGATGCGGGCGCCGGTGTTTTTGTAATAAACCTCATTTGGTCCCGCTATCCATCCCGTCGCGGTTTCGCTCAGTCTTACCTGGCGGCGGCCGGCATTTCTGATAACCGTGCCAGTGTGCGTTTTGCGAGCTTTCATCTTGGGTGTGCGAACTTTCGGTTCCGATACCAGCTTGGGCTTAACCACCTGAACGGGTACGGGGGCCGGTACGTAGGGTGAACGGGTACGAGCGCGGGCGTTGGCATTCATGCGCCACAAGATAAGCGCGGTATAATCGCATCCATCATCGATAACGGTTCGCTTCGGGAAAATTACGTCTGTCGTTGTCATGGTCTTGCCTCTTCGTGTAAGCGCTGGTCAGGCGCGGTTAAAATTCTTCAATCGGTTTTTTCTTGCCGTAGCGCCGGCTTTTCTCTTGCCCGACAGACGCCAGGCGCTGGGCCTCATCGGGCGGAATGTCCCTGATATAACCGTCCACCATCTGCGCGTATGCGGTTCCGCTGGGGCCCTCGCGATTCAGGCGCAAAATCAGCTCCATCAGCGTTTTGTCTGCCTGTTCGTTGTAAACCGCGTCGCGGTAAAGCCCTATCCATACGTCACAATCCTGTTCAATCTGGCCGGTGTCTTTGCTGTCTGCTGGCCACGGCCGTTTATCGGCCCGCTCTTCCAGTTTTCGGTTTAGCTGGGTCAGTAGCAGAACGACGCAATCCAGCTCCTTCGCCAGGTTCTTTAACCCCGTTGTGATCGCCCCGTAGCTGATATCGCGACGCTCGGCTTCCTCGCCCTTCATCAGCGTCAGATAATCGACGGCCACTAGCCCGATATTTCCGCGCTGCCGCTTCACTTTCCTGCACTCGGCAACGATATGCGCCAGCGATACACCCGGCGTACTGTCTATCATCAGATTTGATTCGGCCAGTTCGGTGGCTTTTGCCATTGCCCGCGCCATCTCCACATCATCGTAAACGCCGTTGTAAAACAGGTTTGAGCTGATAGCGGCCTCCTGGGCTATCATGCGTTCGATGATCCCCCGGTCTGTCATTTCCAGGCTAAAAACCAGCGTCGGCAGCCGGTGATTCAGCGCGAAATGCGTGGCGATTTTGTTGTACGTGGCCGTTTTACCCATTTTCGGCCGGGCTCCGATGACAACCAGGGCACCGCGCAAAACCTGTTTCGGCGCCATCAGCGTATCCAACCCCTCGATACCCAGCGTGAACCCCGCGGCGCCGGCGGGATCGCTAAACCGGCGATCCAGCTCATCAACCCATTCTCCAACCACATCGGCCGCCGCTTTTAGCCCGCCGCGCTTTCCAGTGGTGGCGTGATCAACAACCGCGGTGATCATCTGCTGAACACTGCTTAACCGGCTTTCCACGCTGGCGCTGTTGCTGGCGCCGACGATCTCAATGCAGGCGTACAGTTTTTCCAGCGTGTAACGCAATACCGCTTTCTCGCGAACGATGCGGGCATAGGCCAGCGTGTTGGCCGCCATCGGCACGCGGGCCATTTCCGCCAGGTAAGCAAATCCCCCAACCACCTCCAGTTCGCCGTTTGATTCGAGCAGTTCACCCAATGTGATTAAATCAGTCGGCTTGTCAGAGCGCGCCAAATCGATCAGGCGGCGATAAATCATCTGATGGGTACGCAGGTAAAACGATTCTGGTTTTAACAGCGCCATGACGCTGTGACGGCGTTCCTCGTCGGTATTCAGCATCATTCCGCCGATAACGGCCTGCTCTGCGGCGGAGTTGTGCGGCACAACCGGATCATTGGTCATTGGCGCGCTCCTCCTTGACGGCCACGTAGCAGCGTTCGGTCACCAGATAATCCAGGTTCTTGCGTTTCCAGAATCCGCCGCGGCCGTTCGGCCGGTCTTCCAGCATCCAGCGGCAGTTGCTGGCGATATAGCGCAGATAGGCTTCCCAGCGGTCAGAGTTGAATTTAAATTTCTTCCAGAAGTTGCGGATTGTTTTCTTCCTGGCGTCCGTGAGGATTTTCACTTGGGCCATTTCCGGTAGCGTGTCGTGATACACATCCAGAATTTTTTGATAATCGATTTTTTCCGCTGGCTGTGACGGTGAAACAGCATCGGCTGATTCACCAATAATCTCTGTAGTAGTCTCTGTAGTAATCTCTGTAAGAAAGATTGTGGAATTCCCCCCATCTTGTTCGCTGGTTTTCCCCGAACTAGTATGCGGAATTTCCGCATCCTTGTTTGCTGCGCCAAGCAGTTGATATAAAACGGTTACATCAACACGGTAGTAAAGTTTTGCCGGCACGCCTTTTCGTTGTTCAATCAGCACGCCCAGGCTACGTAATTTTTTACGTGCGCCCTCTTGTTCATATCGAGTTAGCCCGGTTTCATCTTCCCATTCATCCTGGGTTTTATAGATCCAGCCGTCCGCTCCGGTCCTGTTTGTCCAGTAAATTAGTTGTGACAGCAGGAGCGCCCCGGTAATACCAGCACCCATGCGAACAAAACTGCGCTGAAACGCTATTGGCCTGTCTAAAATCTGCAGCATGTCCATGTCAAACCCCCAGCGCGTCGGCAATCTGGCGGCATGCCCGCTGATACTCTGCCTGAGAAAGTCCGCGGCTATACAGTTCGGCTTTACGCTGCTCGTACTGCTCCCACAAAGACAACGCGGCAGAGCGTCGGCATTCAAAAACGGGTTCGATATCAGCGGCGGAAACTGGCTCGCCGTTGAGCCGGAAACCATTCCGGTATGTGATTCGGTCTATTCTGGTAAGCATTGGTCTTGCCTCTTAAAACAGTTGCCCTTTGAGTTGGCGGGATTTATTTCGGCGCCCGTAGCGAACAATCATTCGAGCCTGGTCAAGGCAGTCTTCAAAAATGTTCCTGCGCTTCGTGGATGGCTTTGAGGAGCGCCGATAATACGAAACCGCCTCTACCCCCCCCCCTGAGCCGCTTGCTCTTGCGAGAAGCCCTCTTTCAGCAGGGAGTCAATAACGTGCCGTCTGATAAATTCTTCCGGATTCATATTGGTCTTGCCTCGATAATGCGGTGGTCAGCCGCCGTTTATGCAATGCTGGTTCCATTGCCGCCAGCGCCGTATTTGCCGCCGCCAATTGCCGTGATATGTCACGGTCATTCAGCAGCACGGAAATGATCGCCGTGGAAAACTCACGAATAGCAACGCAAACCAGGTGCTGCACGGAACCGCCGCCGAGGCGCGCCCGCCGCTCCGCCGGCAGAGCTTCACGTATGGCCGGCGCCAGCGCCTTAACCTTTCGGCTTGATGCCTTTGAATCGCTACGCAGCCAGCGGAAAATCTGTTGCCTGTTGTTGTAGATGGCTTTCCAGTCAGCCACGCCGCCCTGCTCCGTCTCTCGCAATCGAATATTCGGATCGCCGCCGACAATAAAAAACTGTCGGGTTATCTCGATCGCCACCGTGTCCTGTCCCACCTCAACGGCCCATGCCTCGACCTCGGCTTTCAATTCTTCGATGTTTTCCACGCGCGTCTCCTGTCGCTGATCTGATTAATCACAATCAGATTTGTGTGGTGGTAATGGTTATGCTGCACCCTTATTCAAACCGTCACGGTTTTGATAAAGGGCCGGATCATATTTAAGGGCGCCGTTGGTAATGCGTTCCAGACGGGCGGCCCGGCGCTCGGGGATAACATCACCCCACCGAGAGACCGACGCCTGGGACACCCCCGCCGCCTCGGCTAATTTGGTTTTGCTGCCAAAAAAATTTACCGCTTCAATTTTGAGCACAATGACCTCCTTTCAGTAACTTTAATTTGGACTTTATGGCTTAACAAATGCTAAGTCAATATAATTTATATTAAGCCATATGAAAAATGACGCACTGCATGAGCGCATCAAGGCGCGTAGAACGGAACTTAACATGTCACAGCAGAAGCTTGCCGACGCCGTGAGGGTTTCGCATGTGACCATATTTAAGTGGGAAAACGGGGATACGGAGCCAAAAGGTAAAAACCTGTTTACTCTGAGTAAAGCTCTGAGATGCTCTCCAACATGGCTCCTTTACGGTGATGAATCCAGCACACCAACTCCGGCGGACGAACTACCAACAGAGCTTGATGAAAGGCAGCAAAAATTGCTTTATCTATTTGATTCACTTCCAGAATCAGAAAAAGAACGTCACCTATCAGACCTTGAATGTAAAGTGGATGGCTTTAATGCCTTATTTGAGGAACTGCTGACGGCAAGAAAAAAATCAAAGAAAAAATAGACGAACAATCATATCGTTAACTCAGCACTGACTTGCAACTTAACATTTTGCAAGTATTTTCTATTGCCAATTAACTTACCTTTGGTTAAGCTCATTCCCATCAACGCAGCACAAACCATGCAGCAGTTGATCGGGTAAACGTTCTGGCAGCCGGGAAATAGCGGCAGGGGGAAAACGCATGAGCAACGTAATTTTTGCATTGAAAGTGCTGGGTTTATGGATTGCGGCGGCGTCAGTGGCATCGATAGCGGTTGGCGGCGTAGTGGCGGTAATAGTCATCCCATTTTTATAAGAATTCACGTGGCCACGGCGGGAAAGTGTGGCGGGCAAGACCTTAATGATCGACCCGCTGGCCCGGCGTTATGGGTAGCACCAGGCGGTCGTAAGTTCTGACTTGCTGAGTCGGTAAAGCGACGCCGGAAAGCGTAACCGGCACTAATTGAGGGTGGCGACCGAATAATACGCTGACTTGCGGGAAAGACCGCAACTGAATTCGATTTGGAACGCTCTCCACTGTTCGCGGTGTGTTCTCCTGACGCATAGAGAGTCAATGCTAAGGCCGTCCGATGGCGCGTAAACGGGGTCAGCCTGCGTCCTCGATAAACCACGGATAAAACAGTGCCGCCCGCTCCACGTTACGGAGCACTTAATTCGGGACTGGATGGCTTACCACTTCAAGACGGTCCGTGTAAATGTCTACCAAGTGGCGCCCCGAGGCGATAGGTCGGTGACGGCTGGGAAAGACCAGCACACAACTGCAAGGGTACTGGCGTATGACAGGCTCATAACCTAACCCATACGTGCCGCGGCGCCAAACGTGGCAAGTGCCCTTTCAGTTGTGGTGAATGCGCAGGCTGATGCGCCGGGTCGCGCGGTTAAACTCCGCCGTGTTGCGCAAAGAGACAAAGGTATTGCCCGTGGTGATGTGGAAATCACCTTAACAGACTAGGCGGTGCGGAGTTTCCCGGCCAATCCGCCATTTTTTTCACCAGCATACAGACGTAAAAAAGCCCGCCGTTAGGCAGGCTTCTTTACCCCGGAAACCGACCAAAGTCACCGGGAAGCTGCGGCAACCGACCAAAGTCGCCGCGAGGCAAGACCAATACCAACCAAAGGCCGATACCGATCGGCTGTGATTATACGAGGATCGCTATGAAAGCGCCAGATATCACCGAAATCGAAGTTACTCTCTACTTTCACCAATGTCCGTATTCAAAAAATATCGTAGTAACTACGTGTGACATGTCACAGCAAGGTTACACGTTGCTTGGCACCCACACCGACACCTTTCCTGTCCCTCAAGTATCCCCTGTCGATCTGATTAACCTACAGATCGACACACTCAAAAATCAGCAACAAAAAATTTTAGCTGATGCGCAAATTAAAGCCGGTGAACTGGAAGACAAAATCCAGCGCCTACTTTGCATTGAACATCAGCCGTCTTTCGATAAAAAACGCCACATCCCATTTTAACTAATCGAGGCAAGACCAATGAAGATCACCAAAAAACAGGTAAACAAATACGCATGCAGTGACGGCGGTGAGTGGTTCGCCGAGAGATTCCCACAAGGTGGCGAATATGGCGACATTATTCAGGCACTAAATGCAGACAAGCGTTATGAGTGGGCCCGATGGGGTGCAAGCCAGGCGTATAGCCTGTTTCTGCTCGGCAAGGCGACCACTGAATTCATTAAAGCAGAAACCGCAACCACCGACGCGATGATTGATGAATTGAACGGATTGGAATTCCCGCCAGACCAGGTTGATGTGAGTAGTGATGCAGGGGAAGACGGCGCCCGGATTGGCAGCAGCGGCTACGACGCCCGGATTGGCAGCAGCGGCAACGGCGCCCAGATTGGCAGCAGCGGCTACGGCGCCCGGATTGGCAGCAGCGGCAACGACGCCCAGATTGGCAGCAGCGGCAACGACGCCCGGATTGGCAGCAGCGGCTACGGCGCCCGGATTGGCAGCAGCGGCTACGGCGCCCGGATTGAAGCTACTGGAGAAAAACCCATTATTGCCGCCGCTGGCTCCGTAAGCCGGTTGGCGCTTGGCGAGGGTGGCTGCGCTGCTGTGCCATATAGCGACGGGGAGCGAACCCGTTTTGCTATCGCGTATGTCGGTGAGAACGGTATTAAGGCTGGCGTAGCGTATTGCGTCAACGATAACGGCCAATTCATCGAAGTCAAAGAATAACCCACCGGGCCGACCACCCGTTATCAAACTTAGTAGAGGCAAGACCAATATGACAATCTACGTATTACTCTTTGAACCAAAAAAATCGGCTCAGAAAGACGGCGCCGTATCACTGGCTACCGCCATTGAAGCAAAAAACCAAAAGCTGGCTATCATGGCTGCAACCGTGCAACTGGAGGCAGAGTTCCCTGGCGCCAGCGATAACTTTTTCAATCCTAAAGTTATTGAGGATGCTGTCGGCTCCCCGCGCCCGGCCGTTGGTGTGTTTGATGAACAATTCCCCGTTGAAAACGAACTAATTGACGGCGCATGGCGGCGCAAGGAACGCCCCACCACGCAAGTGAATGATCCCGTCGATTTTTCTGCCCTATCGTTACGTGAAAGAATCGCTGCAATCGCTCTGTATGAACAGACTGAAATTAACGAACACGAATTCTCAATGGTGTGTGATTACCTCGATCTACCTGCTGAGGATGGCGACGCGGACGCCGATAAAATCATTCGTGTGTTGAGTGGCATTAACGCGCTGGAACAGGCCAGTGATGAATTACTACTCGCTGTAGTGAATGGCGTTAAAGCCCAATTCCCATCCATTGCAGATACATCAATCCTCGCGATAAACGCTTTTGTTGATAAATTGACAGGCTCCACCGGTGAGGATGTTTCTGCGCAAAAACCATCGATCTCTGGGTTGGATCGTGAGCGTCAGTACACCCACACATACGCAATGCTCGACAAAGAGATCGCCGCCGCTCTGGTACGCGATACTGAACACTGCTGGGAACTAACCGCCGATCATGTCCGTGAATCTAACATTCTGATTAATCAGAATGGTGAAGAGTTTCAGCGCTGGTCTATGGAACTGCGTGTGGCAGAAAACGCGCTAAAAATCCCCCGTCCTGTTGTTTTCGCCTTGATCCGTGAGGGTAAAAAGCGCCCTGAATTGTTGAGGGACGCAAACGCACGCCACCAGTTTGTTATTGATTTTCTGGCTGAACATATGCCAGCAGAAACGAGCGATAACGCCTCAAATCAGGGCGAAAAAACGGAAGTGTCCGACGCAACAAAAACAGCGGATATATCAACGACAATACCAAATACCGCAACAAATCTGGACTTAGGCGCAACAATTACGCCCAAAAACGACAAGTCAGCACCTAAAGAACCACCAGTCAGTGACAGCACCGAGCAACAAGCAAAAGAGACGCTAGATCAGTTGGGTTATGGTGTTTATGCCACCCAACCAGCAACAGCGCAAACAGAAAATTTTCAGCAGCGCGCTACGGCGATAGAGGCTGAGATAGAGAGTAAACCCGCTGATGCGCAAGAAAATCTGTCTATCTGGAAACGCGTCCAGCGCACCGATCCTAAATACACAAAGGCGCTATCTGGCGCCGGGTTTGACGGCACCAGTATCAACAGTGAATACATGATAATGCGGGCTACTGAAATATTTGGCCCGATCGGTACTGGCTGGGGTTATCGCGTACTGGAAGAGAAAATGATACCGGGCGCCCCATTATCGGAAACTATTTTTGACGACAACAAAAAATTCGTCGGAACCCGACTACTACGTGATGCTGACGGTTCGCTGATTAGCGAACTTAACCATTCATTAAAAATCCTGTTCTGGTATGTGACAGACACAGACAACCGAGCGAAAATTGAAAGTTACGGTGCCACTCCGTACCTGATGAAAACCAAAAACGGTATTAAGGCTGATTCAGAGGTTGTTAAGAAAAGCCTGACTGATGCTATTAAGAAAGCGCTCTCCCTTCTCGGTTTCAGCGCTGACGTTTGGTTGGGGATGCACGATAACCCGGAATACCTCGCTGATAATAAAGTCGAATTTGATATCAAGAACGCCAGCGACAAAGCTGAAGATGTTGTGCGGCTACGCGCCGAACTGGACGAAAAACTATCCCGCGTGGCAAACACTCTCGAAAACTCTGTCAGCCAGAATGAGGCAACGAAAGTGTACGGAACAATTGCCCGCGAAGTTGAAGTACACCGCAAAAATGCAGAATCAAAAGGCGATACCGAACATGCCAAATATCTAGCCGGTCGCCTGCGACGCCTGAACCAAATCAAAGACGAGCGCATTGCCGCGCTCAAAGCCAAAGAAGGGGAAAACGCATGAGTATCACCGCTATTGCATTAGCAAATGACATGAAGAAGTTACAGGAACTATTGGAAACTTCCGACGAAATTACGCCGGAAATGATCGCCGACACGATGGAAGGGGTGGAACTGGAACTGGCGGATAAGCTGGACGCCGCTTATGTCCACGTTCGAAACCTGGAGGGACTGGCTAAAACTTGTGATGAGGAAGCCAAGCGTCTCGCCGATCGTAAAAAGTCATTCGAGAACCGGGCGAAGTCGATCAAACAGTATGTTCTCAACTGCCTGTTAATAGCCGGTCTGGACAAACTCAAGACCACGACAAACACATTTACCGCCCGTAAAGGCATTGCCAGCGTCGTTATTGATAATGAAGGTTTGTTGCCGGATGAGTTAGTGACAGTGCAAACGGTGGTCGCGCCGGATAAAAAAGCCATTAAGGAGGCCATTGAAACCGGCGTAGATGTTCCTGGTGCGCACATTGAAATCGGAGCGCGTTCTCTTCAAGTACGGTAACGGCTGACCACCGTTTGACGAGGCAAGACCAATGCTAAAAATGTCAGCACAGCGGGGAGACGTGATTCACGTTGTTTTCTCTGACGGACAAAACGGAATGATCATGATTCAGTCACGCAGTGAACTGGCCTTTCATTTTCCGCAATCCGTCAGAGTTTCACGCGAAAAACGCCAGGCCAAAAACCTGATTAATCGTAATCAGAAATAAGCCACCCCACCCTATAGCATTGTGGCCTCAACTACGGAGGTCACAATGCAGCCATGGCAACCAGGTAAACGCCTGTTAAGCGAATTCGATATCAAGATCGGCCGGCTGTCCGCCAGCGTGAGGAAATCCAGGCTTACGCAACAGGATATAGACCAGTCCTGCGCGGCGGCAGACGCGATAATTGACAGACTAAGGCAAGACCACAATGAACGATCTATTAACCGACGACGAGTTGATAGAAATGACCGGGTATAAATATCCGTCAAAGCAGTGCGACTCCCTAAATCGCGCCGGGATCATGTTTGTCCGGCGCCGCGATGGGAAACCCCGGGTGACGTGGACGGCCGTCAACGCCGCCCTATCAGGCGTTAGGCCTGCAGTCGAAGAAGATGCCGAGCGCCCTAATTTTGACGCGATATAATCATGGCAAGAAAAAGAAAAAACCCCGCAGATAACGCACTGCCGCCGCGGGTGTACAGGGGAAAAAGCAAATATGAATTCCACCCACCCGGCGGCGGCGCCATTTCGCTATGCGCCCTCGATTCACCAATACCCCTGATATGGGATAAATACAACGCGGCCAACAATTACCAGGAAGCGAAGTTTACCCTCGACCGCATGATACACCGCTTTATGCAGTCTCCAGACTTTCTGGATCTGGCTATGGAAACACAAAGGGATTACCGGAAATACGCGGTCAAGATCGCCGCTGTGTTCGGCGCGATGCGGCCCGACTCAGTAAAACCGGAGGACGTTCGCGCATTCATGGATCGCCGGGGGATGAAAAGCAAAACCCAGGCAAACAGGGAAAAAACGTTCATGTCCCGGGTTTATCGCTGGGGGTATGAGCGGGGGTTATGTAAATCAAATCCATGCTCCGGCGTGAAACAGTTCAAAGAGACCGCCAGGGACCGCTATATCAACGACGAAGAATATAGCGCCCTGCTATCGGTGTCTCCGGCGGTAGTCCGGGCCGCCATGGAAATCGCCTATCTTTGTCTGTCCAGGCAGGGTGACATTCTGGCGCTAACTGAGCAGCAGATACTGGATGCAGGCATCTATATCGCCCAGGGTAAAACCGGCAAAAGGCAGATAAAGGCATGGACTCCCCGGCTTCGCGCCGCGGTAAGCCTGGCGCGTTCGCTGCCACTGGAACCGGGATTCAGTAGCATATACGTGCTGAAACAACCGCGCGGGCAGCGGTACACGCGCGATGGTTTTAATAGCCGATGGAGGAAAGCAAAAGCCGCCGCCAGGGCAGCATTTCCGCACCTGAATTTTGATTTCACCTTTCACGATCTAAAAGCAAAAGGGGTGTCCGATCTGGACGGGACACTGGCGGAGAAACAGGCGATATCTGGCCATATGACCATCAGCCAGACTGCGCGCTATGACCGGAAAATACAAATCGTGCCAGTGGTAGGCGGTCAGAATAAAAAACCGAAATAA